TGCCGTTGTCGCGTGATGTATCAGGCGTTGAGTATCGCGCCATTAGCGAGGCGTTCTGTGCGGCTCACGATGCGTTTACGTTTGATGAATGTTCGCACAAGCCTAACCAGTTTATGTTTTTGCCTTCCTGTCCTGTGGATGGTGCGCGGTGGTCGTTGTCGGGTGAGGGTGCAGCGGTTGATGTTGATACGTTTTTATCGGTTGGTGGCGGTGCATCTGTTTTTGATAACGTCACTGTTGGTGATGGTGACAGCCTGGACGATGATGAGGACTTTACGCGAGATTTACCGCTAAATATGTCGGATGATGAGGTGCAAGGTTTATTGTTCGCCTATGAAGCGCAGGGGCTTGAATATGACGCATGGCTCAAGGTTGGGCAAGCATTACACCATCAATATCAAGGTACTGATAAAGGGCTTGATTTGTGGGTGTCGTGGTCGTCATTGTCGGATAAGCATGACGCTAAGAAGATGCGTAAAAAATACAACTCATTCGGCACTTGGACGGGCGCGCGTTTTACGATGGCATCGGTTGCGTGGCACGTTAAACAGCAAGGCGGTGTCGTGGCTTCAGTGTTTGATACCTTGCGTGGCGAAGCGCAAGGCGCAAAAGGGTATAGCGAGTACTTGACGTTAAAGAAGCGCATTTGTGCGATGAATGATAGCGTTTTGCATGATGATATGCGTTCGACGTTGGCAGCGGATATTGTTGCAGCTTGCGGTAAAGAAATCGGACTAAGCAAAAGTGAGATTAAAAAGGCGTTTTGTTTTGGCGGTGGCGGTAAAGTTGAAAAGTCGGGTGATACTGTGGCGGCATCACCCGACTGGCTCAATGATTGGGTATATGTCGAGAAGTTGTGCGAGTTTGCAAACACACGTCTAAATTATAGCATAAAGCGCGAGGCTTTTAACGCTAAATACAATCGTATGGAAGATGTTAAAAATGCTGAGATGTTAGCGAGCGACTATGCTTTGACGTGTTGTGAGTTATTAACTTGTGTCGATAAAATGTATTGGCCTTCGGCTGCGGTAACATTTGAATATGACAATAAATTAATGCTCAATTCATACGTCGAAAGCGGTTATAAATCCGAAGCGATGAATGATGATAATAAACACGCGATTGATTTGTTTCTAAAGCATATTAGCAATGTTCTGGTGTGTGAACGTGAGCAACGTATTTTATTAGACTGGTTGGCGTATGTGATTCAGAACGCAGGTAAGCGGATCAACTGGGCCATATTACTACAGGGCGCACAAGGTACGGGTAAATCGTACTTTGCTAAGGTTCTTGAGTGGGTGCTTGGTAGCAATGCCAAGAGTTTAGACCCGTCTGCACTGGGCGAACGCTTCACGGGTTGGGCGCATGGGGCTGTGGTAAATATCGTTGAGGAAATACGCATCAAGGGCGATGATAAGTGGCGCATCATGGACAGACTAAAACCGTTCATCACTAATTCAATGATTCAGATTGAGGAGAAAGGGCGCGACCATCGTACTGTTCCAAACTTTACAAACTATCTGCTTTTGACCAATTACAAAGACGCTTTGCCCATTACAAACGATGATAGACGTTTTTGTGTGATGTACGGGCGAATCCAAAACGAGACGGAATTATTTGATTATTTTGGCGGTCGTGATGCAACAGGTGACTATTTTGAATATCTATTTGCTGAGAGTGAGAAACACGCAGGGGCAATAAAAACTTTTTTGTTGAAGTACAAAATAAGCGATGATTTTAAGGCTAGCGGACGCGCACCTGATACGAAATCACGTCAAGCAATGATTCAAGCGACTATATCACCTGAGCAATGTTCGGTTGAGGATTTAATCAATAAGCACGATTGTGCGGTGGTTAATGGCCGTATTTTGGACGTAACATGGTTAGCTAAACTATGTGAAACTGACGGTGATATGCTACCACCTACACGCACGCTGGGGCATATTTTGTCAGATATGGGGTACTCGCAGATTGATGGGCGAAGGGTTTATATCAAAAAAAGAAATACTCAGCATTACGTTTGGTTTAAACATTCGCCCAAAAACGACAGTCTGTCTGTTAAAAAAGAGGTCATATTATTTTTTAAAGGTGATTTTGACGAAATACCGTTTTGAGATTAGAGGCCACTTTTTAGTGGCCTTTTTTTTGACTAGACCATTGAATTATAAAATTAGCGCAATAATTAGCGCAATGTTTAAACGTAAGTTATTGATTATAAAACGATTAGCGCGGTTAGCTTAAAAAGCGCAATTTTGTCATTCCCTTATACACATATAAATATATTTATGCGTATATATTTATATTTACTATCATGTGTGGACATTTATACTTTATTGCGCTATTGCGCTAATTATATAAAAAACATTGGTAAAATCAATAACTTACACAAATTAGCGCAATGTTACATTGCGCTAATTATTGCGCTAATTTTCAAAACATTGCGCTAATTTTCAAAACATTGCGCCCTTTTTGCTATAATTTTCACTTTGAGTAAATTAAGTAGTGTTTTGGGACAGGTGGCCGCGATGACAGTTGATGATGCTATTTTTAATTTAGAGACTTACGGTCGTCACATGGGCAATCGGTTTATTGTTATTAACCATGACCGATTCTATGAATTGCTGTTAAAAACATCTGTCATTGTTTTAGAAGATGCGGGTATGATTGAGCGTGACACAGTGGAAGCGTGGGCGCAATGTAATGTGAGAATAATTAACAAGCCAGTGCCAAAGGTCGATTATACAACGGGGTTGTGATATGAATATTCTAACGTCTGTCGAATGTGTAACTCGTTATGGATCACCTGAGCTAGAAAAGAATATGATACTTTGGGACGTGCCGCCATTGCTTGAAATTGGAGCTATTCCTAAGCGCATATACTGCAATAAAGACATGATTGAACCATTAAGCAAGGCGTTTGCTAATCTTATCAAGACAGGTCATGTAAACGAGCTTAGAACGTGGGACGGATGCTTTAACATTAGACAAAAGCGCGGCGCGGTGACAAAATCGCTTCATAGTTGGGGCGTGGCGATTGATGTTAACGCAGCTTGGAATCCAATGGGCAAAGAGCCTAAACTGTCACAAGGTTTTGTAAAGTGTTTTAAAGATGCTGGATTCGATTGGGGTGGAGATTGGGATTATCCAGACGGAATGCACTTCCAGCTTAAGAGTTTTAGAAAATAACCTCGCAGCGCATGGAAGCGCACCTTTTAGCCCTGAATCCCTTCGGGGCTTTTTTATTGCCATAATTTTAACTTGTGCTATATTGTTTCAAACATAGGAGCGCGTGTTATGAATAGATTAAAAGAGCCTTCAAGTTATGCAGGCTTAGCACTAATTTTTAATGGTATTTCTGATTGTCTGACTGGCAACTATCAATCAGGAGTGCCAAGTATTATTTTAGGCATTGTAGCAGTCGTAAAAAAAGAAAACAGTGCAAAATAATATGGCTGATACATCTCAACACATCGAAAATGGGTTAAGCATGGCAGCTATAAAAACATCACCACCACTTATTGTGACGGGCATGACATTTACAGGCGTACAGTTGCAGGACTGGCTAATAATGGCAACAATACTATATACAGTCATACAAATTATTATAGCGTTGCCGAACTTGAAACAGTCATTTAACGAGTGGCGCAAGAAATGAAAGCCCTAAAACTGTTTTTACAACTATGCTTAATATCAGGTATTTGTGTGATAATTGGTTTTAGCGGTTGGATTCTTTACTTTGTTTGGTGGATTGTTAAGGGGTTTAAATGAGCCAGTATAGCGCAGAAGTAGCAAAGGATATTTGTGAACGTGTTGCTAATGGTGACACTCTGCAAGTTATTGCAACATCGTATGATGTAAGTATTGGGACAATATTAAATTGGGCGACAAAAGAAGAAAACACTGATAACTACGCGCGCGCACGCGAGGCAGCCGCAGACCTTTTTGAATCTAAAATCATCACACGCGCCGAAACAGTAACGCCAGAATCAGCCGCAGCCGACAGGGTTGCTATTGATGCGTTGAAGTGGGTGGCAGCACGACGCGCACCTAAAAAATACGGCGACAGCAACAAAATAGATTTAAACGTTAGCAGCTTGACTGAGTTATCCGACGAACAACTAGACAACATTATCACTCAAGCAACTGAGCGACTAAAACAAAATGATTAACACTGATATTGTCAGTGACCGAACCGCCAAGATTCAACTTGCTGCTGCGTTGCAAGAAAAGCAACGACGCATATCTGAAAACAAGTTATTGCATTACAAACCCTACAAAAAACAAATGAAGTTTCACGAGTTAGGCTCAACTATTCGTGAGCGGTTGTTCATGGCTGGAAATCAGCTTGGAAAAACCATCGCTGGTGCTGCTGAAATGGCTATGCACTTGACAGGCTTATATCCCGATTGGTGGCAAGGCCGAAGATATAAACGGCCTGTTGTTGCATGGGCAAGTGGTATCACAGGCGAAACAGTACGCGACACAGTGCAAAGATTGCTTGTTGGCCGCACTGGCGAGTATGGCACAGGATTTATCCCCAAACATTGCATCATTGGTGACCCTAAGCGTGCTATGGGTACTCCTGATTTGCTAGACAGCGTGCAAGTGCGTCATATTAGCGGTGGTATTAGTCGATGCGGTTTTAAGTCGTATGCAACAGGCCGCGAAAAATGGCAAGGTGAAACATTAGACATTCTATGGCTCGATGAAGAACCGCCGCAGGATATTTACACCGAAGGATTGACTCGAACTAATGCTACAGGCGGCTTTGTCTATATGACGTTTACGCCATTGCTAGGTATGTCTGAAGTAGTGCGTCGATTCATTAGCGAACAAAACAACGATAGAACGGTGGTGAACATGACGATTGATGATGTTGATCATTACACTGAAGAACAAAAAGCGTCAATCATTGCCAGTTATCCAGCACATGAACGAGAGGCACGCGCAAAAGGTGTCCCAACGCTTGGTAGTGGTCGCATCTTTCCAATATCAGAAGAATCAATCAAGTGTGAACCTTTTCAACCGCCTGCATGGTGGTGTCGTATTGGAGGCTTAGACTTTGGGTGGGATCACCCTACTGCTGCCGTTAAAATCATTTGGGATAGGGATGACGATGTGATTTATGTCACTTCATGTCACAAGTTGCGAGAATCTACGCCTATTGTCCATGCTGCTGCTATCAAACCTTGGGGCGGTGATTGGATGCCTTGGGCATGGCCTCATGATGGGTTGCAGCACGATAAAGGAAGCGGCGACAATTTAGCAGACCAATACCGTAAGCAAGGGCTTAGAATGACTGCCGACCGCGCTACGTTCCCCGATGGGACTAATGGCGTTGAAGCTGGCTTGATGGAAATGCTCGACAGAATGCAGACAGGGCGGTTAAAGGTGTTTAGTCACTTGAATGATTGGTTTGACGAGTTTAGATTGTATCATCGTAAGGATGGCAAAGTAGTTAAAGAATATGACGATTTATTAAGCGCAACGCGCTATGCTATTATGATGAAACGCTATGCACAGCAAGTGCCTAGACCTAGAGAAATAGGCAATCCAAACTTTAAGCGACAATCGGACTATCAGGGCTATTAACATGAGCGAGTTATTACGGTTTTTTAAAGATATGCGTGATAACGGTTATGGTTTGGCTGAGATAGCGGCGCAACTAGGCACGTCTGCAATCGCTGAACCTGTCGCTGGTTTTGCTGCCATGTATGACCCTCAACACGGTGCTGACGCTATACGCGAAGGCATGACGTATCAGCCAAGAACACAAGAAGCTCAAGAATACTCACAATCAATCGGCAATGCCGCTAAAACTGCCATTAAACCTGCTATGCCTATCATCGACACATGGAAGAAAGGCGTTGATATTGCAGGGCAATACAGTCCTGTTGTCGGTGCTGGTTTGCGTACTGTGCCAACGGCTATCGGTATTGCTATGGGTGCTAAACCTGCGTTACAGGCAGGGCGACAAGTTAGTGAGGGATTGGGGGCTATGCAAGGGCGTATGATTGCTAATGCTAATGCGCCAAGAACGTTAAATACGGGTTATATGGGGCAACATGGTGTATTTGCAGGTATTAATGCGCTAACGGCTGACAAAGAGGCTTTAGCTAAGGCTCAACAAATGATTGCTCAAGGTGTTGACCCCGAAGATGTTTGGCAAGAAACAGGATGGGGGCGCGGTGCTGATGGTAAATGGCGGTTTGAGATTGATGATAGTGGTTCTAGTCTTAATATGATGAATTTTCCAGAACAAAGCGCAGCATCTATAAATACAAAATTGTCTGAGCTTTTGAAGCATCCTAGAGTATATCAAAACTACCCTGAATCAAAAAACATGAGTGTGTTAGCAAAAAGCGAAAGCGGTAGTGGTACAGGAACAATGATGGGGGGTATGGATGGCCTAATGATTGTTAGAGGTAGTGGTGATAACGCAAGATCAACAACATTACACGAATTACAACACGCCATACAAAACCGTGAAGGATTTGCGAAGGGCGGAAGTCCATCGCAGTTTAATAAAGATATATATAGCAATCCTGACGAGTCATACAGAAGACTAGGCGGAGAAGTTGAAGCGAGAATGGTTGAAAACAGAATGGACTTAACACCACAACAACGGCGCGACATTTACCCGTTTGCTGTTGGTCGCTATGGTTATGAAGATATACCAAGAAGTGAGCAATTATTTCCCGTAGGAGAAACTGGACGTTTCGGTAGAACACAAGAAAGTATGCCTAAAAGACCCTTAACCGAATTTGAGCAAGCGCACCTACTCGCACAACAACGGGCGGCATTACCTGTTAATCAGAGGGGATTAGATTTACCTGCTGACAATACAGCGATGGATAGGGCTAGGGCGATGGGGTGGGATACTGATGTTTATCATGGCAGTGCTTTTGATATAGAAAACATCGACACATCAAGAAGCCCGTTTTATACAACAGAAGGCGGCGCACCACACGAAATAGAATTTGCAAATAACTTTGCTAATACAAAAAGCGAAATGGGTAGCCCTAAAGTTTACCCATTGCTTTTGAAAAAAGGACAGATAACGGACACACGAAAAGGCATACCCGAAGGATTGCAAAACGCTGCTGAGGATTCTTACGCGCCATTAAATATAGGCGAAAAAGGATTGCCAACATGGGGAAATGTTAATAGTTGGGCTAGACGTGCAAAAGCAAATGGTGAAAAAGGCGTTTTATTGGATGAGCGGCCTTATCTCAATTCAGTAGCAGTGTTAGAGCCTTCAATGGTTCGCTCACGCTTTGCAGCCTTCGACCCGTTTAACCGTGACTCATCTAACCTACTCGCACAATCCGCAAAACTCGCACCTACTACCGCTTTAGGCGCGTATATGTATAATGAGAAGCGCAAAAAATCACAAGGTAAACAGTAATGTCAGACTACAAAACTACAGGCAAATTAGACGCGGCTGGCATTGCTAAGTTGATGAATAGCGATAATATCGTTTTAGATTTAGACGATTCCAAGATTGCCAGTATTGAGACAACGTGCCAAGCGTTATACGAACAGGACGCGCAAACGTGCGAAGATTGGCGCAATGAAGCCAAGAAGCTATTAGAAATAGCAGGTATGCACGATAAGTCACGGTCACATATTGACCCGTGGCAAGCCAATACACAGCTACCTGACTT